CGAGCAGCATTACGATGAGGCTATGGACTGGGCGGAGAAGATGTTCGCACTTGATGCGCAGCGCAACGGGTTGCACTGACCGCTGTTACTGAGATCAAAAAATCAGACCTGCCCGTTGCGCTGCCGCGCTCCCCTGATAGGATGTGAATTTCGTTATTGCTGGGGAAATGGAATGAAAGTATTTTTTTTGGGATGCGTATTGTGGTTAATAACTGCCACGGCTAATGCCGCTGACACCTACCAATGTAGCTACGCAAAAGCTGGTCTTACAAATGGCGTCATGGGTAACATGAGCATACCCGTTCCTGCACAAGTGGAAGTTTTAGGTGATTCAATAAAATTGCATCGCCCAGATGGAACATTCGTTTTTAGCCCACCTCTTACTCAAAACAGAGGGGCGCTTAAAATGATTGATGATGGTTCAAAAGTATATGTCGCGGCAACTGATGGCTCTAACTTCGCTGTTTCTGACAGGATAGGCAAAGTAACGGAGCAGTGGGATAAATGCCAAGTAATGCAAAAGGAAAGTGAAAGGATAAAACCGATCGACAATCCAAAATGGCGAAATTTGACTACAGCGGAAAAAACGGCCGTAGAAAAAGCTATTACCGATAAATTAAAAGATCCTTATAGTGCTAAATTTAAACATTCCCAATTTATATCCAATGGAAATGGTGAATATTGTGGATATGTGAATTCAAAAAATTCATATGGCGGGTATGTTGGCAATACACCTTTCCTAATAATGATCGTTGGTAAAGGAAAGGACCTCAATGCTGCCGTCATATCTTTCGGTAGCGATGAGAGCGAACAATTGGCTACTCAACAGGTATGTCAACAGATCGGTTATTTCTGAAGCACAAGCGTGATTTTACATCGAATTAAACCCCGCCTCGTCGGGGTTTTTTATTGCCTGGAGAAAAGACATATGTCCGAAAATGTAGGTGAGATTGTTTACATAATTCGTGCGGACACAGCCCAGTTGCTTTCTGCTGGTCGTAATGTTGTCGACATGACAAACGATATCCAGAGTAATTTTGATGATACCGATGAATCAGCGGACAACCTGAATACGACACTGTCGAAACTTGCTGCAACGCTAAAACTAATTTTTGCCGCTGGTGCTCTGCGCGAAATGGCTAAGATGGTTCAGAGCTATCAGGAAATGGCTGAGCGGGTTCAGATGGCGACATCAAGTCAGGCTGAATTTGAAAGCGTTCAGAGGCGCTTACTTAATACAGCTAACGGGACTTATCGATCTTTAGCAGAGGCCCAGGAGCTTTATATTCGAAGCGCCGACGGTCTGCGCAGCATGGGTTATTCCACTGAACAGGCTATCGATGTCCAAGACTCTATGTCTTATGCTTTCGTTAAGAACGCCACCAGTGCGGACCGGGCCGAGTCAGCTATCAGTGCATTCACCAAAGCGATAAACACCGGGAAAGTTTCCGCCGATCAGTGGGAGTCCATCACTACCGCCATTCCAACCGTAATAAACGACATTGCGAGCGCCAGCGGGAGAACGGCAGGGGAAATACGTGCGCTGGGTGCAGCAGGCAAACTGACAGCTTCAGACCTTAGTGAAGGGTTGCGGCAATCTCTTGACGACAACACCGCAGCGGCGGCTGGAATGTCTAACAATCTTACCGATGCTGGCGTGAGGATGAAAACGGCCTTTACCGAAGTTTTGGTGGCAATCGAGGACCAGACAGGAGCGTTACAAACCTTTACTAACGGATTAATCACTGCCGCCGACAAAATCCTTGAGTTCGGGCGAGACTCCGAAGAAATGGCTGGCTTTATTGATACAGCAACCATCGCCGCAAAGGCTTTCGCGCTTGTGCTGGCTGGACGATATGCTGGTGCCTTAAAAGCGGGTATAGCCGGTAAAGTTCAGAATATCGTCGCAAACCGCCAGATGATTACCGCTGAAAACCAGGCTGCTCAGGCGGCTCTCTTCTCAGCAAATGCCACGCAGCGCAGATCGCTCGCTGATAAAGAGGCCGCGGTTTCTGCGCTAAACCTCGCCCAGGCTGAATATAATGTCGCAAGAGGTAGTGCGGCGGAAATGCTGGCGCTTGATAACCTCATCGCTGCAAAAACAAGGGCAACCGCAGCATCTATCGCATTGGCTGAGGCAGAGACGGCTCAGGCGGCAGCTACTGCGCGAGCCTCAGCTGCGGCAAGCGCTGCATCTGTTGGCGTTGGGCTAATGCGTGGGGCGCTCTCTCTTTTTGGCGGGCCAACTGGTGTCGCGATGATCGCGGCAGGAGCATTGCTTTACTGGTGGCAAAGCGCGAAGCAGGCTAAGGAGGAAGCGATCGCTTTCGCTGATGGTCTGGATAAACTCAATGGCTCAATGAAGTCCATGAGCAATACCCAGCTACGCGGTGCGATAGCCGATGCAAATATAGCTTTAAAAGGACAGCAAGAAGCAGTATCTGATCTGACGGGTGAAATAAAAGATCTCACTGCCAAGCGTGATGATTACATTGCAAAAGGAAAGCAATTTGGCACAACTGCGGAGCAAGGTAACGGGCTACTACAAAACGCCGCTAAGCTGACTGACCAGATCAACCAGAAGGAACGCGATCGTGCGGAAATCCAAGAGAAACTAACCCGCACCACCCAATCGCGTAATGACATGGAGTCCACGCTTAATAACAACATGCTCACCTCTATGGGTATTCATCAACAGCTAATTGAAAAAGGAACCATCCTTGAACAAGTTCAGGGGGCTGTAGCCAGAGCATTTGGAAATACCGCCGACGAAATAAATCGTGCCAATCAGGCGGGACAAAACTTCAATCCCAGGTCTTTGCAAATATCGCCACCGACAGAAGATGGTGATAAGTACATTCTCAGCCTGGAAGAGGAAAACCGACTACTTAAAATCAAGGATGAGCGCGTCAGGGCAATTACCAGAGCTGAAATAGAGCAATCAAAGAAGACCAATAACAGTAATCAGATAGAAGCTTCGAAGCGACTGGCCGGCGAAAACTACGACCTGAAACAGGCTGAAGAAGCCAGACGTAAGCGAACAGCAAGGCAAGAGTGCAGCCTCTCAGATGGAGGCCAACAATCAAAGAATTGCTGATTATAAACAGCGTGCTGAAACGGCTTCGGCAGCAACCAGTGACCTTACCCGTGAGATGGCAATGCTTAAGGCAGAGCAATCTCTGAATAAAAGCGCTACTTCCGAGCAGGTTGCTGAGATAAGAAAATATGCCGCCGCAGAATGGGATGCAGCTAACGCTGTTAAACATCGACAGCAGGCTGAGCAGGGGAGGAAATTTGCTGAGCAGGAAATCGCAGCCGCAAAAGTAATGCCTGATGCCGTTACAGGTGCCGCATTAGATCCGGTTGCGCAAATCAACCTGCAAGAGCAACAAAAGCTGGAAGCGCTCGCTAAATACAGAGCAATCGATGTTCAAAATGTTCAAATTTATGAAGATGCTAAAACCGCAATTCAGGAACAAGCATCTAATGCACGACGGAAGATTGCTATCGAGGAAGCCAATGCTCAGGCTGCTGCGATAGGCGCGATATTAGGCTCAGCTTCCCAGGGTTTCGAAAGCCTTTCTGCCATGATCCAAAACGCATCCGGGAGGAGTAGCAGTTCTTACATCGCTATGTTTGCTGCGGCAAAAGCATTTGCCGTTGCACAGTCAACGTTAAGCCTAAACACCGCAATTATGCAGGCCATGGCAGATCCAACAGCACTTACCCCTGCGCAAAAACTTGCGAACTATGCAGCCATCGCTTCGGCTGGAGCCTCACTTCTCTCCAATATCGCTAGCACGACCATGAGCGGTGGTCGCCGTTACGGTGGCGGCGTATCAGCGGGCAACGCCTACCGCATTAACGAGGATGGGCGCTCTGAAGTATTCCAGACAGCTGGTGGCCAGCAGATGTTTATCCCCAATAAGTCGGGGAAAGTTGTCTCTGCTGATAATGCTGGCGGGGGAAGTAACGTAACTGTTCAGCAGGTTAACCATTACCATTTCGAGGGCAGCCCGGACAGCCCGGCAACGTTAAAACAGTTCGATAAGATTGCTTATAACGCAGCCTTGCGCGCCATCAGTAATGAGCAGCGGCCTAACGGGCTTCTACGGAGAAAATAATGCCTGAAATCTTCATCTGGAAACCTCAGCGAGGCTACAGCGCCGAACGCACCCCAAACGTGGCCGTCGTGAAACTCGGCGATGGCTACGAGCAACGCCAGAAGAAAGGCATTAACCCGCTGATGTCAAAATATTCGCTGACGTTTCGCGGCGTTAATGGGCCGTGTCGTGTGAACCCGGCGAAACAGGCCGAGGCGTTTCTGACAGCACGAATGGCGGTGGAGTCTTTCTACTGGACGCCATCGGATACGGGGGTGCAGGCGCTGTTTGTGTGCCGCTCCTGGAATATGACAAAAACCGGGCCGCTCTATGAACTGACGGCCATTTTTGAACAGGTACCACGATGATGAAAGGCTGGGAAACAAAGAGTGATCAAAGAATCATGGAAAATATATCCTCCGTGGACACACCGACCCTTTATTTAAAAACGATTGAATGGAGCAGGTCAGATGACTTTAAGAAAATAACTATTCCATGGGTACCTCTTTATCGGTCTGAGAGTGTTTCGCATGAAAAATCACTGTACGCATCGCTTTTTCAGCTTCATAGTAGTTTCCTTGTTGGGCTGGTTTAGCGAGGACTGGTGTCAGATGACTCAGATAATTTGTAAATCCCTTTTTTGTTGGGATCGACAACCCAAGATCATAGCCTTGTGACATAAGCTCAAATGCTATGGTCAAAAATTCGTGGGACCAGAATCGCGAATGTCTAATATTACTTGTTGCCTGAAATATAAGCCGTTTATCATCTAAGCGAATGAGAAAACCACTCATATCTGGTCGCCATTTATCTTCAAGATTGGGAAGTTTAAGCCAACCACAATTCCAGTCTTTACATCCTTTTGGTCTTTGAGAGTATATATTGCAGCCGCCACCCTCCTTAATATGTTGACACGGGACGTCAGGCATCTTACGAAGCCCCTCATAATCAATTCGTAGATATATACAGCAAGCTGAACATGGGCCACATGATTTAACTTGTTGATTCATTGTTATCGACATCGCTTACTCACCCTGAGGATCAGCCATTCCTCTGATATTGGCATCCATACCCCAAGCACGGACGGGCTGAGTACTCAACATACCCAACGATGTAAATCAGCGACATCCTGATATACAAACAGTAGCCACCTCCGGGTGGTTTTTTTATGGGAGATTTTCGTGCGCGACATACCTCCAGAACTAATTATCGAAAGTGTCGATGCCGGAGTCGGCGCGTTTATAGATCTCTTTGAAGTCGATCTCCGGCCGTACGGCGGCGATGTTGTGCGATTCCACTCCGGCACCAACGGTTTTTACAACAACGTCATCTGGCGCGGTAACACCTATCCCGCTTATCCCATCGCTGTCGAAGGCTTCGAGAGCCGGAATGAGGGTACCTATGCACGCCCGGTTATGGCGGTCGCGAACGTCACGGGTATGATTTTTGGGATGAACCATGATTTCGACGATCTGCTGGGTGTAGTTGTCACGCGCCGCCAGGTGCCGGTGAAGTATCTTGATGCGGTTAACTTCCCCAACGGTAACCCGGATGCAGATCCTACTGTAGAGGCAGTGTCCCGTTACGTTGTCGAGGAGATGACAGAGGAAACCTCAGAGCAGGTGACTTATTCCCTCGCAACGCCGGTGGATTGCGACAACGCTATTATTCCGGCGCGGACTATCCTGGCGGATGTATGCCAGTGGGTTTATCGCGGTACCGGCTGCAATTACGACGGACCGCCGGTCGCCGATGAACGGGACAACCCGACCAGCAATCCTGCGCTGGACAAATGTTCTCACCGCCGCACAGGTTGTCGCTTCCGGTACCCGCGACCGTACCCCATGCCAATCAGCAGTTTCCCCGGTTCACAGAAGGTTTCCTGATGCAGGAATTACTCGATTATGCGGCCTCGTCGCAGTATGAAGTGTGCGCGCTGATAATCAACGATACCCGCCTTTACCCGTGCCGGAATACACATCCCGATCCCGCTCACCATTTCCGCATCAGCGATGAAGACTGGCTGGCAGCGGAGGAGGCAGGAGAAGTCACGGCGGTATTTCACTCACACCCGCAGGCGGTACCGGTGCTGTCAGGTGCTGATCGTGCCATGCAGGTCATGACAGGACTGCCCTGGTGGCTGGCGTGTAACGGCAAGCTGCGAAAGTTCCGCGCGGTACCGCACCTGCTGGGCCGCAGTTTCAAGCATGGTGTGACGGACTGCTACTCGCTGTTTCGCGATGCGTATCACTTGTGTGGCATTGACCTGCCGGATTTTGCGCGTACAGAAGGCTGGTGGCTACGAGGCGAGAACCTCTACCTGAATAACATGGCGGCCAACGGTTTCCACCAGGTTTCCCCTGGCGAGGCCGTACCCGGTGATGTGATCCTCCGCCAGCCGTTCCCGGGTGTCGACCCGTGCCATGCGATGATCCTTCTGGAAGACAACATGGTGCTTCACCACGATCACGCAGGACATCTGAGCAGGCGCGAACCCTACCGCATGGCTTTTATAAAGCAAACCCATTCCATCTGGAGACATCAACGGTGCTCATTTTTAGATTTGCGGGGCATTTCCGCCGACATTTCCGCCAGGTCGCATTAAACGTTGATACCCCCGCTCATGGGCTGAGGTTACTGCTGGCGCAGTGTCCGGAATTTAAAAAGGACTTTATTAAATCACGGGTACGCGTCCGGATTGCCGGTGAAGACGTTGCAGCAGACGCGATGCGCTGGCACCTGGACAGGCGTCTGGCTGATGGTTCCAGTGTACTTTTCGTGCCGGTGATTGAGGGGGCAATTACCGCAGCTGCCGCCATGTGGGTCGCTGTAGCGGTAAGTGTCGCCTCCATTGCCTACAGCGTGTACATGTCCCGCAACATGAAAACCAAAACCTCAGCCGAGGCTGCGGAAAACAACACCATCACTAATAACTCTTTTACCAGTGCGGAGAACCGCGCCGGGCAGGGGCGGCCAGTGCCGATTCTGCTCGGAGAAATGGTGGTGGGTTCAAACGTTGTTTCCCTCGGTATCGACACGACAAACAACCAGGACTGGACAGAATCAATAAGCTAAGGCGGAAATATGTCATCAGGTGGCGGCAAGGCATCGACTCCGAAACTTCTCGACGATAACCTCAAATCAAAACAGTTTTACCGCGTGCTGGATCTCATCAGTGAAGGTCCGATTTACGGACCGGTTGACCAGTCGTACCTTTCTTCTTTCATGCTGAATAAAACGCCCATCACCGATTCTGCCGGCAATGTCAGCGTGAACGGCGTGAGCGTCGCCTGGCGCCCCGGCTCGGAATTTCAGAGCCCCATTAACGGCTTTTCCGCCATCGAGGCGACAAGCATCGTTAATACAGAGGTGACTTTCAACACGCCACTGGTCCGCACAGTAACCGATCAGGACGTCACACGCGTGAGGCTGAATATCGGTGTGACGGGGCTGGTCGAGCAGGATACGAAAGGGAACCAGAAGGAAACCTCTGTAACGATGGTGATCGAAACCCGCGTTGCCGGCGGGGCGTTCACAATGCAAAAAACAGTCACCATTACCGGGAAAATATCTGGCGAATATCTGGAGGCGCACGTTATCGAGGCACCAGCAACGAAACCTTTCGATATCCGCGTTCGCCGTATCACACCTGACAGTAACAGCGACCTCCTATCTAACGGTACTATCTGGAACAGCTACAGCCAGATCACTGACGACAACCTGAACTACCCGTTCTCAGCCATTGCTGGTGCGGTAATTGACCGTGACCAGTACAGGGACACCCCGGCTCGTACCTATCACCTGCGCGGACTGATTGTTGATGTCCCGGATAACTACGATCCGGTTGCCCGCACGTATACCGGATTGTGGCTGGGGGGATTTAAGAAAGCGTGGACGAACAACCCGGCCTGGCTCTTTCGCGAACTGGTGAAAAACACGCGCTTCGGCCTGGCCCGGCGTGCGGGTTATGTCGATGTCGACGACGGCGCGCTTTATATCCTTTCACAGTACTGTGCTCAGCTGGTAAACGACGGCTATGGCGGGAAAGAGCCTCGCATGACGCTGAACGCCTATATTACCGAGCAGGCCAGCGCCCGCGATATTCTGGATAAAATCGCCGGGATGTTCCGGGGCATCGCCCTCTGGGATGGCCTGCGCCTCACGATCATGCTGGATATCCCTCAGGACCCGGTTGCCACCATCACCAATGCGAATGTTGTAGAGGGTAAGTTCAGCCGCAGCTCGGTCAGGCGCGCTGAAAAATATAACGCGGTGGTGGTGTCCTGGACTGACCCGGATAATGGCTGGGAGCAGGTGAAGGAATATGTTTCCGACGATGCCATGATCGCGCGCAGTGAAACCTACAACGAGACAACGCTTGAGGCGTTCGGCTGCACTTCACGCGGGCAGGCCTGGCGAGCCGGTAAATGGTTGCTGGAAACCGCAAAACGCGAGAGCAGCCGGTTAACTTTCCAGATGGCCAGGGATGCAATCGCCTTCACACCGGGTGACGTCGTGGAAATCATGGATAACGACTATGCCGGGACACGCCTGGGTGGGCGTATTGTCTCGCACTCCGGTGCGAATATAACTGTCGATGCGGACGTCTCCAGTCTGGTTTCGCCTGGCGACTACATGTCGCTTATGGGCAGCAATGGAAAGCTTGTGAAATACCCCATTGTTAGTGTATCCGGGCGCGTCATTACTTTGCGCAGCGCTCCAGCCTGGGTGCGTGATGGAACAGTTTTTGCCATATCGGTCAGTGAACTGTCCGTCCGCCTTTTCCGTATTCTGAGCATTTCTGAAACAGAAAATAACTCGGTTTACAGCATTACGGCGGGACAGCATGACCCGAACAAACAGGCCATTGTGGATGAAGGCGCTGTTTTTGAAATGCCTACCGACACCCTGAATGGCTACAGGGTACCGAACATTGAGAACCTTCGCATACTGAATACCAACAGCGAAACTGTGCAGGTGACGGCGACATGGGAAACCGCCACCACCACCAAAAAGCTGGTGTTCGAACTGTATGTCTATAACGAAAGCGGGGCGGTTGTTGCACAGTATGAAACCGACCAGTTTCGCTATGACTTCTACGGACTCAATGCCGGGAATTACATGCTTGGGGTACGTGGCCGCAACGAGAACGGCATGAAGGGTGCCGAAACCCAGGTAAACCTGATTATCGGGGCGCCACTGGCACCTTCCTCCGTTATCTGGACGCCAGGCATTTTCTCAGCAGATATTGTCCCGGTTATGCGTGTTACTGCCACTTCAGACACCACCTTTGAATTCTGGTACAGCGGTGAAAATCGTGTTCTTAACCCGGCGCTTATTGAAGACCAGACTCAGTTCCTTGGGCGATCAAGCCAGTGGAATCTTCACGGACTGAAAGCGGATACCACGTATTACATGTATGTGCGGACGCGCAACGCGTTCGGCGTGTCGGGTTTTGTTGAGGCATCAGGCAAGGCATCGTCAGATATTCCGGGCATGATCGATTACATCGATGAAGCGGTGCGTGATTCGGAGGCATTTAAGAATATTCAGGCCGGAATAGATTTCAGCCTGGAAGCGACAATGCAGAACACGCTGGCACAGGTGGAAGGGGCACAAATCCAGTATGAACAGGTAGGACTGGCGCGTGCTGAAATTTCGCAGGCCAGGATTACCATTGCCGATAACGAACGGGCTTTTGCACAGTACCAGGAGCTTGTGGCCGTTCAGTTTGGTGATGCTGCTGCAGAAATCAGTGAGGTTAAAACCGCACAGGCTAACGCCGACGAGGCGTTCGCTGAATACCGGCTTTCAGTGGCGGCCGACTTTAACGGTGTTAAAAGCAGCATTACCACCATTCAGGAGGCGCAGTCTTCAGCCGAACAGGCCTTTGCTCAGTACCAGACGCAGGTAGCAACCCAGCTCGGAAACCAGCAGGCAGCCATTAACCAGAAGCTCACTTCCGTTATTACCGATAACGGTACCGCAAAGGTTTCATACACCCTGAATTTAGGCGTGCGGCGTGGCGAGCAGCTCTATAACGCCGGCTTTGGAATGTCACTCGAGCCAAACGGCAGCGGGGGGTATAAATCGACCGCTGTTTTTGCTGCTGACCAGTTCGGTATTTATTCCGGCAGCGATCCGGGCAGTTATGAAGCCGCGTTCTTTGTGTTCAATGGGCAGGTGTTTTTACGATCCGCGTTTATTCAGAATGCCAGCATTGATAATGCAAAAATTGGGCAGTACATCCAGTCCAACACATGGGATGGTACCGGAAATGTGGGCTGGCACATTAACAAAAGCGGGTTTGCGTGGTTCGCCGGCGTAACCGTCAGGGGAACCGTTTATGCCGAATCCGGCTCCTTCAGGGGCACGGTTTATGCGACTGATGGTGAGTTCAGAGGCACAGTGTACGCCAGCGGTGGCAAATTTACAGGGACGGTGGAAGCCAGCAGCTTTATCGGCGACGTGGCCAACGGCATGGTATTTGATGATGCGCCGAACGGTTATGTTCGGTCCTTCCAGTATGTGGACAGCGCAACATTCAACCTCGCAAAACAGGTGGTCGTGTTAATGAACGTCAGGGTTCAGGGAGCCAACAGCGGTTCTGTCGGGGCGATTGCCACCATAACGATAAATGGTGTCTCAAGGTCGTTTAACTTTAACACCCCCGGTTCCGGGGTGTTTTCGGCAACGGTCATGCACAGCGTGCGCACCTCCGAACGGTTAATCAACGTGTCATGCGTAGTGAACGCAGATCAGCAACTGCCGGGCGCGGGTGCGTCGATATCCTCGCCCACCATGTTAATACTGCGCGGCTCCGGCTCATTCGCGCAAACCGCTTAAACTAACCCGCTCCGGCGGGTTTTTTATTGCCTGTAATCAGGAGAAATTATGTCCGCAGGAACTCTTAAACTGACCAACAATTCAACGGCGGTGGTTGGTACCAGTACGTTATTCACCACGGATTTAAAACCGGGCGATTTCATCACCGCGACAATCGGCGGCGTGTTGTACACCCTGCCGGTTGATACCGTCACAAGTAATACAGCCGCTACTCTGGTCAGCCCGTTCACGGGGCCAACCA